CCTGTAATATTTATGAAAATCACTTAGCATTACATAAAGCAAAATTTGAGCAAGAAAATTTTTAAACAAAATAGGAAAGTATATGAAAAACCCATTAACACCAGAACAGCAAGCCAAGTTAAAAGCCGCATCCAGCGGTTTGACCACAGAGCAGTTTAGCGAATTAACTTTGGCGGCTAGTAATGCTTTTGCAGATCGAATTAATATGGTCTTGCTAGAGTTGCATCAAGAAGCACCTTTTGCTTTTAATACTTATGCTTATTTGGATAAGACTAAAAACAAAGTAGTATTTGAAGATACAAAAACTTTTGGTATTCCTTTTTCACAATATGCATATAGGAAATAATATGAAAACAATAATCATTGAAGTAGTCGGTGTAATTCTTTTGGGCATCTTGCTTGGCACTATGTTTGGATGGGGGTTTTAATCATGGGAATGTCTATGCATGATCGATACTATGAGCCAGAAGATGATGAGAATTTTGATGAACTCATTACAGAAATGCTTAATGGCGACTATAACCCGGACTTGCCAGAAAATATTCAAGAAGCCTTTTTGAATGATGCTTTCTTTGGCGATCATTGGGATGCATTGGTAGATGCCTTGCAAAAAAATGAAAAAGAAAAGATTGGGCTAATTGTTTCTACTTGTATCTTTGAATACTGGGAATCAAGAGCAGAAAGCGATTGCCTACCATGATAATGCTACTGGTTGCTTTCTTTTTCTTTTATGGCGATGCAAGCTGGATTTGGTGGGTTATGTTTGCTGTTATGGCAATTAGTAACTTTGTTAAATTTTGCCGGGACATGGCATGAATAAAGAGCCAATGACATTAGAGCAAATTGCTAAGGTTGAAGGCATTACCCATCAAAGAGTTGCACAAATATTAACTGTTGCATTAAAGAAGTTTAAAAAAGCCCTTGCAGATAGGGGCATCACAATACAGGACATACTATGAGTAAATACAAAGAACTTCGCACAATCGATATATCTGGCGAAATCCGCAAAAAAGGTCGCTTTAATTATTTGCCTTGGACTTATGCGGTTGATACTTTGCTGTTGCATGATCCAGAAGCAAATTGGGTTTATACCGAGCCAGTAGAGTTTAATGGCACTATGATGGTAGGTTGCTCTGTTACCGCTTTCGGCAAAACTATGACAGAGTATTTACCAGTTTTAGATGGTGCAAACAAAGCGATCACTAACCCAACAGCCATGCAGATAAATAGTGCCATGAAAAGGGTGCTTGTAAAGTGTATTGCCATCTGCACAGGAATTGGTTTATCCTTGTATGCAGGGGATGAATTTTGGGATGAACCAGAAGAATCACCAGTAGATAAAATTATTCAACAATTGGAAAATTGTAAAACTGCCGATGAACTTAAAACTGTCTTTGGGTTAGCATGGGCTGAGTTAAAAACTAAGAAACAAAAAGAACTTATCCAGCCAACCTATGAAAAGAAAAAGGCAGAACTAAATGCGATTAGCCCAAGAACAACCTGATAATGTTTGTTTTGACTGTGGGTCTAAATGGGGTCAAGAAAAGCCCAAATATCATGATTACCGGGTCTGGCTTGACCATTGCGATGTATGCAACAAATTGACCGCTGTAATTGATGCGGCAGAATATAAGTATTTGAAAGTAGGTTGGGATGGAAAAGAAGTTCTGTGTTAGTTGTCAAGTAGAAAGAGATGCAAAAGGCTTTAAGTTAGTAACAAGAAACAAGATAAAAGTTTGGAAGTGTGCAGTTTGTATAAAAAGGCAATCCGATCAACAATATAGGAGTAAAAAAAATGGATAATGATTATATCTATACACCAGCCAGCACCGATATTACTGTTCGGTGGCGCAAGATTTATGGCTACATTCCAGCAAGTGAGCAACAATTCTATAAAAAGAAATGGGCTGATTTTAAAGCATTATTCAACAGGACACTTGATGATTCTGATGCTATATTTATCGATCCTAAAGTGCAACAAATTTGGCGAAAGCAAAAAGTATGAATCCATTTGCACAAAAGGAATTTGACAAGATACCAAAGGCTGTTTATGCGCCTGAAGAATATTTTGAAATGGGTTGGATGGCGGCAATCAATACCCTATCCAAAGAGTTTATGACTAAATGGGAGCAATCAGAATTGGAAGATACCCAATTAATACATCAGCATCAACATATTCCCATGCCAGATGATGAAGCAGAATGAATGGTATCCAATTTGTTTTGAATCCAAAAAGCAATATCAATCATGGGTAGAAGCAAGGAATTATGCCCATGAAGTAGTTTCTGTTTGTGATGATTGCGATCCAAAGTATTCAATGGCAATGCAAAAACAAAATAGATGTATTCCGCAAGAAGCAATTTACCTTTCAACAAATAGTAGGAAACCATGCAAACTAAAGATTATTCCGAGTTATACCTAGATACCCAATGCGCCATTAAAAACTGTCATTTATTTTGTTTAAAAAGTGATTGGGAATCAGCAGGAAAAGCGGCAGAAGCGGCATCAGAATATGCAAAACAATTACAGGAAACCATAAAACAATATGACAACATTCACAACAGAAGATCGGCTTAATGCTGAACCCATCCCTTTTATGGGGGTGGTTGATTTATCTATAGAACAAGGCACAGATGAATGGAAGAAGCTCCGGCTCGGCAAAGTAACAGCCAGCCGGGTTTCTGATGTCATGTCTAAGATTAAATCAGGCGAATCAGCCAGCAGAAGAAACTATAAGATGGATTTGGTGGTAGAAAGGCTTACAGGACTGCCCACAAGCAGTTTTACTAGCCCGGCAATGGCTTGGGGTGTCGAGAATGAAAAACTGGCTAGGATGGCTTATGAAGCCTTTAAAGGGGTCTTTGTAAATACTGTGCCTTTTGTCCAGCATCCTACAATAGAATGGTTTGGCTGTAGTCCAGATGGGCTAGTAGCTGATGGGCTAATGGAAATTAAATGCCCAAATACCGCAAATCATATTGAGTATCTATTGGCTGGAGTTCCCCCGGCAAAGTATATCCCGCAAATGCAGACACAGATGGCTTGCACAGGGGCTAAATGGTGCGACTTTGTATCATTTGACCCTAGGCTACCAGATGAGTTGCAATTGTTTGTAGTGCGCCTGAATCGGGATGAAGCATATATTCAGGAAATAGAAGCAGAAGTTAAGCAGTTTTTAGAAGAAGTTAAACAAGTTTATACACAATTGAAAGAGAGAAATAATGGGCATTAAATATGATTGCATTGTCAAGAATGGCACTTATACCGATAAAAGCGGCAATGAAAAGAACCGCTGGTCAAAGATTGGGGTTTGTGTCGAAACCAAGCAGGGCGGTTTAGCCATTAAGCTGGAAACTGTGCCTGTAGTCTGGGATGGTTGGATTTCTTTAGCAGAACCAAAACCCAAGGAATCTGGTGCTGGCAATCCTGTGCCTAGTGGCGCTGGATTAGGTGGCATTGAAGAAGATATACCCTTTTAATGCTGTTTAGCAGATAGGACTAATACTTCACGATTCTGCCGACAGCCCAGAATATCCTATCAGGCTGTCAATACTTGTCTTGCTTGCTCAATCTTAGCAATGCGATCATCTAAGCCATTAAACCCACCATTAATTCGCTTAGTCATCTCTTTGTAGTCCCGCATATCTGATAAGGAATTTAGCCCTTTTTTATTCCAGAACCAGCCAGCCGACATAGTGGCATAAGGCATCTGTAACAGCATATCTGGATCATTAACTAAATCGATATTAAGAGCATCAGATAGGGTCTTATATAAGTCTTTGCCTGTGCATTGGATGATTCCCCTGCCTCGGTATTTCCAACCATCACCAGATTCTTCATCGCCATTGCCCATGCGGTTGGCATAAACTTTGCTGGCAATCATATCTGGGTGGTTTGCATACTTGTTGGCAAGCTCATCTGTAGTAAATCTTGAACCCCAGACTGCTTTTAAGCCATTGGCTGAGTAGTGCAGATTTTCTTGCAAAACCTTAAAGTTATTAGATTCATGCATACATTGACCAAGAAATGCGGCTTGGCGATTTGTATTGTCTATAGAATATTTATCACAGGCTTTTTGTAGCCAAGGCAACCAATCAGGGTTAATACCTAGTTTTGCTAATTGCTCAGAAGTCATTTGACCGAATAGACTTCCATAATAAATTTTTGCAATTCAACAAGCATTAAGGTTGTTTGACTGCATTGTCCAGCAAGAACATTGTAGGCGGCTGTTCCATCAGAGATTTGCTTGGTAGTGGATAAGCCGGACAGCTTGCCGGAATCGGGCTGGCGCACCCCATTAGAGTAATACTGGCGCAATAGACTAAGTTTCGCATCATATTCATCTTGTATTCCTTTTTTTACTAATTCATGCTGTTGCTGGATCGATTCGACTTTCGCTTCCTGCTCTTTGGCGGCAATTTCGACTTTCTGTTTGTATGCCACATATTTACTATAACCAGCCCAATAGCCACCACCAAACACCAAAGATACAGCCAGAGCAAAAAGTGAAATTTTGACATAATCAATCATCTTTTATAGGTCCAGTAGTGAGAAAGCGGAGTATAGCAACAATAATACCAATACTAACCAGTAGAAAACCATAATATTTTGGATCAATTATTGACTGCAAATAGGAAAAGTTGTCATATAAAGCACCAAAGACAACCAAAAGGAATGAGAACCACATAGTTCTCGACTTTATCATTTTCATTTCCAATGATTTTTTACCGCATCTATAAAAAAATAAACAACACCAATAGCACCAGAACTTAGTAATCCAATAAAAGTTTTATCAATTACAGCCTGTCTAAATGCGGCTTTTTTTGCTTGAGCTTCAATTGCTAGGCGAACCCACTTGATTTCATCATCAGACAATGGATGAGATGTTTCTGCAAGCGCTTCTTTCAAAAGACTTTTTAACTCATCTTTGTCAATTGTTCCTAAAGCCATAGCTATTCCAGATAATAGGTTAAATATTAATTAATCTTATCTTATCTGGTCATAGGAATTTTACCACTTCTTCTGGCAAAACAAAGGCATCAGCATTATATTCAGTAAAATCCCACCATAAAAATTGATTTTGAGCCAGATAATCCCTGCTTTTTAACAAATTAATATTTTCTGGATGCCCATATATAAGCGGATCAGATACCGACCATAATACTATGCCGGGCTTGCCACAATCCCATGCAAGATGCTGAAAGAAACTGTCGCACCCAATCCAGATTCGACATTCGGCTATTAATTCTTTAAGTCTGGCAATAGGTAGGTTTTTGCAAAACTCTAAGACTAACTGTTCTTCGCCCTCGACACCAACCTGAATAATAGGCTCATCGATTAACTTAATAAGTTCTTTCCAATATAAATAGTTTTTAGGGTTTTGTTTGCCATTATGTAATGGCTTGGCATAAGGGGAAATAATAATCATAGATACAGCTTTCTATAAGCATTTTCTAGGCTATCTTTCCAATTCCATTGCGCCATCTTTTTATAAATATTGTATTGATTTAGGTCGCCAAATAGGGCTGTAGCTTCGGCTATCGACCTTCCGGGAATAATCTCAGGATAACAAGTAAAGACGACAGGATTAGAAATTTCAGGA